CGGCTGCCGCTGTGCAAAAAATAAGAAAAACAGCCATGGCCCCACGGTCGGCCGCCCTCCTCATCGTGTCGCCGAATCGCAACGATACCCTGAAATCTTCGACCTGCTTGGCATCGTCCACATTTACGCCAAGGATGGCAAAAACCTGCTTGACGGCTTTCTCGGCCGCTTTCTCGGCGTGCTCGCAGTGCCCGTCTGGCGGGCATTTTGGTGGTGTCATTGTGCTATCCTTTTGAGTCCAGATTCCAGAAAAAACAACCAAAAACCCTAACCCCGGCCCACATCACCCAGGCCATCCACGGATGACCGGAGGCTTCAACTCATTCCCTCAGAAAATCGTCAGCCTCTTCCCTAGTCACGGTGTGGGGCGCTACATAATCTGCGTCATGCTGGCGACAGCAATCCCACCAGGAATGCTCGAACCACCCCGTGCAGTAGTCTCGTCTGCCGGCCGGCCTGGACTTCATGTTTCGAGACCGAGCCGCACAAAAACCCGCTGATTGAACATCATTTCACTTTCATCCAGTTTCCAATCCACCCCGACGACAAGGAGACGAATCCCGGAGAAAATGCACGTTTCCCCAACGCGAGGGATGTGATACATTTCTCTGTTTACTTTTCCCCCGTCTGGCGCCTCAAAAATCACAGTGACGTAAAGCCTCAAGCCCAAGTCCATTTTGCCACCCCCATACGTCAGATTGAGTCATTGCCCCACACGACTCCGGCCAGGCAGGAGTCGTTGTCCTCGGCGCACCCTTTGGCCTGTGCAAACAAAATATCCTGCTTCGCGCCGGCCGCTGCCTTTGCCGTTGAGAAGTCGGAAAAAAGAGTCTGTATCTGCTGGATGTTGTGAACCATCATGCTGTTGTCGCCATCGATCAAAACCGGCAGGGACATCGATTGTCCAGAGATAATCCCGGCCAGGATGTAGGTCATGTACTCCCCGGTGGATAGATATTGGTGGGGCTCTCCGAGGGCTGAACTCGTGACGGGTGTAGCCAGGGCGGCATCACACCAGGTCTTTATCTGTTTGACCTTGCTGGCTACCCTCTCCGCCCAGGGGATGCGGGAGGCTGTCCACGTCCTTGTGACGCTCGGGCCTTCGGTCCAGGTTGCCACTGGGCCGGAAAGGCGCTCGGTTTCCGGGTTGTAAGCCGGGATAGCGTCGGTCATCTCAAAGGCCCCAACGGCCGCTACCTCTGCCGCCATTGGGTGATTGCTCAGGGTGTAGACCGGCAGTAAGGTTTTCCAATGCCGCGCGGTTTCCGTTATGAGCGGCGCGCCATCCACATCGATGGCCTTGCAGTAATCTGCCGATGCATTGCCACAAAGGGAAAATATTGCCAGGATGATTATAATGTATCTCATATTATGCTCCTTATTCGGTTGTGTATCGCCCAGTTTTCGGCGTAAAATTCTCTGCATACTCCGCCGGGATCACCTTGTTGATTCGGAACTCCGCCATGGCCCCATCGTACGAATATCCAGCGCCGCCTTGGAATTGGCCCAACCTTAATGAATATGTGGGATCTGAGGTTGACGGAGCGTTGGCAGTTTTACTTAAATAGCTTCCCCAAACCCCGTCAATCGCGAGCCTCACATTATTTGAGGCAAGGCTTAGGTCACATGTTACAGCGACATGATGCCATCCCGCTGTGTCGTTTGGGTATGTTCCGAGTGATCCGGAAAGAACATGAGTCCCCGCGAAACCTCTGACAATATCTATCTGTATGTCTCTCGCATTGGTAATGTATAAAAAAATGCCCACGCTGGCTGATGATCCCGCAGTATTGTCAATAATATTGATCCCGGAAACCCCAAAGCTGCTTGGCTTGGCCCTAAAATCCAACGACCATACTGCATTCGGAATATGCAAAAACCTAAAATCAGCAGCCGTAGTGGTTGACAAATGATCTCCGTCGGCATCAAATAGTCCCACCCCAGGAGATAGTGCCCAGGGATCAGTCTGCCCCGTATCGATTTGCGCATTACCAACTGCTGTAAACGCTGGAGCTCCTGGACCGACGGCTGTATTGGTAAATGTGGTGCTGGTATCAGCCCCGATCATAGGCAGCAAGACAAACGTATCGTTGCCGTTGCCACCTATTGAGGCAATCCCCGGCGTACTTGTCGCGATGTAGGATTGGAAAAAATCAGCACGCGCCGGAGAGCATAAAAGCAGCAGCGTCGCTATGATTTGTAAAATTTTCATGATCACCACACCACGTGGGAAGTTTTGCAGAAAATTTTACCGGCGGCTCCGTACCACCAGGCGACGAAATCAAACGTTGAAACATTTGTCGTCCCTGGGCCGGGGGAAGAATCATTCCCCCAGTCGCACCAGTCCCCCACGCTATCATTGGTGCCTGTCCCGAATGTCACGGTATCGTTGTCTGACATTTTGACGTGGACCCACCGGAATTTCGTCCCGGTACGGGGGGTGAAAATCAACCGCATTGCGCTGTCATTGGTGTCGGCGCAATGGTAGTAATGTGATATCGAGGCGTCCACGGATTCGTTGCCGTGGCAGTTACCCATGTCCACCGGTTCGTCCAGGTCGTACCCCCCCACCAGGTACGCCTCACCAGATTTCACGTTCGCCGAGTCGTTGAAATTCGCCTGGCTCGTAAAAGTCTTGCCCCCGGTAAAGGCCTGCGCCGATCCGGTCAGGTGCCGGGTGTCGTTGCCGATATGGCTGTCTAGGTTCGCGTGGGTGTAAGCCCCGGCCCCGCCCAGGGATTGGTGGACTATGGAACTGTCATTGCTCGTGAGGATATCACCGGTCAAGGTGACACCGACGCCGGCGGTAAGATTGGTTTCGGTGCTGATATCCACGCACCCGGTACAAGTCAAACCGCTCGAATCGTCCACCCGACCGGAATCGTTGACGTCATAAGTCGATTTGCGCATGGAGTCATTGACTGTCAAACTGGATGGTACCGCCGTGCGGCCGCCAGCGCCGACCAGAATATTCGTGCTTGTCAGAACAGAAGGTGAACGGACTGTATCGTTGACAGAAAGACTTGACGCCCCGACAACCACCCCGCCGCGGCCCACCATTACCAGATTATTCGCGAAATTGCTGTCATTGGTGACGGTGCCTGTGCCGGCCACCGAGCCCCATAGCGGTACTGTTGAGTCGTTGCCGTCAGACACGATAAACTTGCCATTCGTCCCAGCCGATTCCCCCCAAGAGGTCAGGCCGGAAAATGGAAAAGTGAACGGCGGTGAAACGCAATTCAGGCCGTCATTGCCGCATATAGTCCGGACGTTCAGGTTGCCGGATGAGTCGTTAAATCGAACGAGCGGACTGCTTCCCAACACTCCGGAGTCGTTAAACTGAATGGCTCCATCCCCACCTGTCCCACCGGGAATTCCTGAGCCTGACGACCCGCCCAAGATCATCGGGCCGGCAGTGGCAAGAACCGGAAGCAGCAGAAATAAAATGCAAGCGATTGTCTTTTTCATTATCTACAGCCTCCGGTAATAAACCATGTAACTGACGGTCCCAGTAGTGGTTACGTCAACATAGATCCCGTTCCTGATCTCCATAGGCGGATTGAAAGAAAGGGTTTGCGACCCGCCGGAACCGGTCAGCGTCCAGGCTGGATGAATTATCTTGCCGCCTGCCGCCGAGTCGTTATCGTAAGTGTTAATGGTGACGTTATTCGTGCCGTCAGGCGTGACCATGAGACCGTAACAGTACCCCGGCTGAGTCATCGCCGCCGAGTCGTTTGTGAGCGCACTCGTAACCCACATTGGCGTATCGGTGAAGGCGAAAGCTGAGGCGCATGCGGCCAGAAGAAAAGCCAGGGAGATTATCAGTTTTTTCATTCTAGTACCTCGTTAAATGGTTTTCTTTTCGATAATACATTACGGGTTTTACAAAGGCAACATTATTCATGCTACCGGGATAACTTGTTGTACTCGGTGACATATTTTTTCTTCACTTCGGCAATCTTCTGGGCGATTCTCTCTTCCCTCGCCTTGTCGTTTTTCTTTTGCGCCAGCTTCAATGTCTTGTTCAAAAGAGAAACTTGCTTGTCAGTCTGCCGATATGCGCCGGCAAGTCTGTATAATGGATCTCTGATAATTTCCCTCTTGCCTGCCGGGTCAGCATCCTTGAATCTCTTCAGCAGCAATTCTACCTTTTCGCTTTTCTCCCTGTACAATTTGGAATCACCATAGCTCGAATTGGCGCCGTACATCTTCCGGATGAACGGAGTTTTTTCTGCAGGAAGCCCGTTTTCTGAGAACATAGCAACCGGGAGGGAAAATATATCCTTGGCGAACCGTCCGGCTGATCCGGTCACAGTCTCGACAAGCATTTCGACTGTTTCAGGGGAAACGTCAATGGCGCCCTTCTCGAACTTGTCTCCACCGGTCAGCCTGTTCAGTCCTTGCACCCCGGCCTTGATGATGGGATTTACCGACTTGAAATACCGTTCGCTGTCCGGCTTCGGGTCGAACGGATTGGTGGCCGGCATCAGGTCCCCGCCATGCCAAGCCTTATTCTCGGCCACCTGGACTACCGGGCGCATAAGCGTCGGCGTGAAGGTCTGCGCCACCGTGGCGGCCTGGATCGGGTTGAATGTGCCGGCCAAAGCCGTGGCGAAATTTACCGCCGCTTCGGTCTTATCATTTCCACGCCAGGCTGATGCCATTTCATTGCCAAGAACAAAAAAAACATTGTACCCGTAGGGCATGGGGATTTTAAAGTAGTCGCCCTTTGACCCCGGAATCATGAAAATCATATTCCGCTCGAACAGGGACGGCTTTTCGTGCTTCAGCTTATCGTAGTATGATTCACCGTCATCATCGTCTCCGCCCATCATCACGCCAAGGACATTGGTCAGCGCCCCGAGCCCGACAATGCCACCAGCAATTTTCCGCACGGTAGGACTTTTCACCAGATTCTTGATCATGGTGACGTTGCCCTGAATACCGGCGTTGGCGAACATGACGATTGAATTGAGGAACGGCCCGACCGTCCCATGCTTCGTGAAGTCTACCGTCAAGCCTTTCGCCGTCTGGGCGGCCTTGTTCTTTTCCACACCAGCCTCGACAAGTGCCTTGTAGGTGGCAAGCCTGACACCATTTTCGACTGATATGCTCGCCTTGCCGATAATTTCGGTGTATTTTCTCCACGTTGCCCGTGCGGGGTGCTTGCCTTCTTGCGTCTCAAGTTCCTTCTGCAGTTCCTTGGCAAGTTCCTGGACATTCTCGTATCCGGATCTCCAAGAAATTTTACCACCGTGCTCGGAATAGTCGCGGTGCCATTGCGCCATTTCGGACGAATAATCCCCGTGCTCTGCCTGGTAAATTCCCCTGATCACCGTCGGCAGCGACTTGACGATTGCCCATTTCATGTTCTTCGCTTCAGTGGCCGTCAGGTGGATCGTGGCAGTTTGCAGATCTTTGATGAAGTTCGACATCAAGAACTCAGGCGCGGCCACGGTGTTCAAGGCCGCCATGATGCGAACTGCGTATCTCGACGCCCTGGTGATCGGGCCAAGGTCATTCGCCTTGTAATTTATCGCGGCCATCCACCGCAACATCGGCTTGTTGTCTTTCGGAACGCTGACGATGTAGACCTTGCCGTCAACTTTGACCTTCGTTTCGTTTTCCGACAGGGACAGGCTCATGTCCTGGTAATACCTGACATTCCCTTCCTTGTCGCGGTACGGCTTCTTTTCGCGTTCGACAATGGACCACTTCGATTCATCCGGGTTTTCCTTCACCATCTCGTAAAGCGCCCGGCCAGCTTCAAGGTTGTACTTCCTGCTGATGGCGGCCTGGTAGCGGTCAATGACGTGGGCGAAGATGTCAACAACTCCCTTGGTCGATCCAGAGGCCATTTTGATCGGGCTTGCCAGCGGACCGGTGCCAGGCTTGCCGGTTGGCTGGCGGTTATCTTCCATGTCCTCACGGTAAAGCGGAACGTGGAACTCGTAAGTGCCGCTTATCGCCCGGTATTCATCCTCGGTGATCTCTCCGGCCTCAAAGTTAGTTTCAAGCGCCTGCTCGTTTATGGCTCTCAGTCTTCTGGTGGCCTCGAATATCGGACTTCCAGCCTTATGGCTTGCGACCACCTCGGCAGCCTGCTCGTCGGTCATTCCGGAGAGACGGCCCTTCACATCGTTCCATTTCTCCGCGACCTTCACGCGAGCGGCAAGGCGGTCACGCTTGTTGTCGATCCGGTCTTGATGATACTGCCTGGTCTTGTCCTCGATGTCGTCGCGGACATCAAGAGCGTCCTGGTCTGCGTCGATTTCGGCGGCCTGTTGCCTTTGCGTTCTGATTTCCTTTTCTGAAATTTCATCCATCATGCCCACGTAGTTGTCGCGGCGCTCGTTAAGCGTCTGCTGATCCATGACGAACTCGGTGTTGACGTCGAACAATCTCTTGGCGTATGGCCCCTGTTCTTTCTCGGTCATCTGCGCCACAAGGGCGTCGATGTACTGCCGGGCATTGACTCGCCGCATTTGTAGGTTGCGCTCAGGTGCATGTTGCGCCCAGGCCAGGCGCTCAAGGTCCGGGATGGTGATCTTGTTGTCAGCAAGGAACTTCAGCAGGGGCTTGAGTACATCCCGGTCGAACACTTCAATTTCGCTTGCCGTTTTCGTGCCGACTAATCCCCGGAGCAAGGCATAATCCCTCGTCACCGGTTGTGGCCCGACTTCGCGCTGCACACGCTCAATCGCTATGTCTTTGTCCCAAAGGTACGTTCCTACCTGCTCATAAAGCTCTGGGGCGTTTTGGAGTATTCCCATCGGGCGAGGAGTGGCCCCGGTCGCTTCGTGGTATTCTGCCGTGCTATTCAGTCGGGCAGCTCCGGCGATATCACCGGCCAGCAGGGCGGCGAGAATCGGGTCTGACTCCTTGGAGAAAAGTGGAGCCTTGGCCGCCGCCGCTATTTCGGCCTTGCTGTACCGGATGTCGTCGGTGAAGGGCGAGAATTGGCCGGTGTTGCCGATGGCGGATTTTATTTGGTCGGGGCTAAAGATTGCCACAATGTGCGAAACCTTCCACGGCCCTACAGTAGAAATTGAACCGTCAGCCATATGGGTGAATACCACCGAGTCGCTTCCTTCTTTTTTTGCCTCGCTGATCGTTTCCTTTAAAAAACCTTCCCTGTACGCCCCACCGCTCATATCCCAAACTGTAGGATTCTCTACCTTCAAGAAAACGGGGTAAACGCTGGCCCCGACGGAACGTCCGGCGAAATCATCCGCTACCCCCGGCTTACTCGTAAAAAAGAACGTCCCTTCGGTATCCGCCCCCAATGTCCCGGACCCGGAGTAATCGTCAGAAAACTCGTTGAAATCCGCCTGCGTTCCGTGGTACATGACTAGCGGTTCGCCATTGGCGTCCACCACCCGGCTGTCCCCGAACCACTCCTTAAACGCCTCAGTCCGAGTTTGCACCCACTGCCTTTCGTTCAACTTTGTCGGCTGGCCGTTGGGGGCCTTCATCCACTGCGAATCCCCAAGCCTAGAAATAACCCGCCCCTTTTTGTCAACTCTATACACTCGGGACGCTGGTATTTCATGGAACCCATCGCCACCTATTCCTGGCCCCCATTGAGGCTCAAGAGAGACCATGGCCCCGTATTGACCCCTTTGCACATTGCGGAGGTCGCTTTCCCGGACCGCCAACCACACATCTCCACCAAAATCAAATCCAGGTTTTTCAACAAAGCTCCCGCCACCAAGCCCTTCTTTTTTGATCAACTCAAGGTCTTTGCTTTTGGTGTTATGGAATACCCACCCGGAACCAAGTTTTGTCCCCGCCTTGATATCTTTGAACTTCTCGACCACCGCGTCATATTGGCTCTGTGCCTCGGCTACCGTGATCCCAAACTGCTTGCTGAACGCCGCAACCGCATCACCCATCGCCGCCCGTTCCTCGGCCCCGACATTCTCAGCGAACCTCTTAAACCGGCCAGTCACCGCCGCGATAATCTCATCCGGCGTGAACCGACCAACCGGCAGGCCAACTCGCCGCATCCATAGTTTGATCGCCGTCCAGAGCCGCCGATACCAGGGGGACGTGTGGTTTGATGGTTCTTGAGAATGATAACCGATCGCCTCCTCGGTGCGGACCTCGGCAGGGGTATTGGCCGGCACACGAGCAAAGGCCGCTTGCACGGACTTGTCGGTCGCCCGTGCCGCCTCGAAGTCAGCCTTGATCTTGCCGAACAGCTTCATGAAACCCGAATCTTCACGGCTCAGAAGGTGAATCGCTTCGTGGGCCAGGACGTAACGGGTGTCGCCGGCCCGGAGACGGTCGGCTACCAGATAGATCTTGCCGTTGTGGTATGCGCCTACAACAGAGCCAGACCTGGAGTAAAGAGCCTTGATGCTTATGTCGTCGTCGCTGAAAATGACGTAGTTGTAATTACCCTCACCCTTGCCGCGACTGGTGCCGTCCAGATATTTGATGCCCCTGATTCCGAGAGAGTGAAGATATTCGGAGGCGGCCTTATCGCTATCAAGCCCATCCGCAATATACCTATATAAATAGCTCCCCCTGTGCGTCTGGCTGATCTCGCCCTGCGCGAAGTCTGAATTCGCAGCCAGTGCAAACCGTACATTTTCGCTCTGCTCGCTTAACGGTTTATCCCAAAGCAAATACTCGTCTTCTTTTGGTTCCAGTTCTACCTCATACAGGGCACCTATTTCTATCGATATTTGATCTTTTTGTATCTGGGATAGATATTCAACCATTGCATCGAAGTAAGCGGCATTAACTTTTCCAGGATTATTTTTTTCACCCCACGCTCGGAACGATAGAAGTTTTTTTATTTCGTTTTCTTTTGCGCTCTCAAACGATTCCCCATCTTCGTACATTCTGTCTATTATGCTGGCGGCAGCGTTATCAAGTGATGCTTTTGTCCCCGAGAAAACAACGTCCCTCCCGTTAAAATTAGGGCGGTTATCGGTGAGAGATTTACGGTAAAATTCGGCCACCGCACGGCTTGACGCCATGTACAATCCGTGCCCATAAGCCTGAGCCCCTTCCCCAGTGCCTATTTTTTCGGTACTGAACTTATCAAACCGGTGCGGCGACCCATGCCAAGCGGTCATAAACAACCCGTCCTGACGCACCCCATCCGGCAACCCGCTCTCATCCACCACAACAACCAGCTTCCCGGCCTTCACCATATTGTCATGCCCAACGCCAAGGTACTCGCGGGACTCGGCGGTGACTTGCGCGACGGTGCGGTTGGTTGACGGGGTGGTGGACTTGGAGAACAGACTTTCAGCAGGCTTACTCTTTTCTGAACCTCCCGACTTGTCAATAACCACCATCCGCGCATTGGCTCCCGTCGTAACCGGCAGAGACGGGTCTTGGAACGTGTCGCCCTCCAGCTTTTCAGACGTGCCGCCGACCGACTCCAGCCACTCGCGGAACGCTACGGCCTTCTTGTCCTGGCCGAAGAATACGCCCTCACCCATGAGCGCCACAATCTTGCCGCCCGGCTTCAACAGCGTGTAAGCGTGCTGAACGTGCTCGGCGTCTCGGCGATTGCTGAACGGGGGATTCATGACGATCCGGTCGTACTGGCTGGGGACAACCTTATCTTCTGATTTTATCTGCTCCCGCAACGAAATAATCTGTTCGTTTACCCTGTCAGCATCAGCATTTCCCGTGGTGGTTCTGGCCCGTGTGGCACTCCCATTGTGGAAACGGGCCATTTGCTTTTCTCTAATAGAATCTCTTTTCTTCAGCAAAGCATCTAGTTCTTCTTGTAACGGTGATGTACCAGTTTTACCAACATCCATGAAGTCCTGTCCGACCACGTTGAAACCCTTGGCGTCCAGCAGTTCGCGTCGGTCGCTGGCCATCTCCGCCACGTCAGGCTCAACACCAGCCTCGCGGATCTGCTCAGCAATGTGCCCCATGCCAGCAGACGGCTCAAGGACGGTCATACCCAGCCGGATCCCGGCGGCGTCAAGCATGGTCTGCACCGTGCCAGCCGGAGTCGGGAAGAAATCAAGGCTGTCATTGCGGCGCCCAACCATGGCGCGTTCGAGCTGCTTTACTTTGCTCGGCCTTTCAGCAGCCTCATTCAGCGCGATAAATTCCCGCAAAGCAGACCGCAGTTCCGCCGGGGACTCAATGCCCATGGCGGCGAGTCGCGCCCGGTTCTCCTGGACCGACTTCAAATACCATTGCGGCTCTTTCATCTTCCCGAGAATTTCCTCGACAAAATCAGCCCGCAGCGTAATTCTCTTGTCCTCTGCGCCCGGCCAGATCCCGCGCTCCTTGGCCAGCTCAGGCCCCATGATCACACGGTGCTTACCGCGCCCTTCCTGGAAGGATACCGCTTTGCCTTTGTAACCTGACCGCGCTATGGCCGCTTCTGCCGCTTTCTGTGTGGGGAATACTGGAGGCTTGCCGCTGGCTGTAAAGCTGGACAACTGCGCCAGATGGTCTTTAGCAAACGCTTTGTACTCGTCGGTCACGTCGTTGGCCACCTTAAGCAGCCGCTCGCCAATCAGCTTGGAGCCATCGATAGCGGATAGTTCCCGGCCTATCCTCGCCCAGGTGGACGTAAAGGTGGTGTACTTTGGGAACTCCGCTTTATCGACTGTCTCATTGGTGTATGGGTCGTAACGGTGCTTTTCGTAGTCGGAGTATTGCGGGTATTCGGCGTACCGTGCGTCATATAGGAACTTTTGCAGCAGCTCAATGTGGACTTTGGCGCGGACCTTATCAAGGAATACCGCCGATCCATCTTTTATGGCGGCGGCAATGTTGCGCATCGTCTTTGCCAGGGCAACGTCAGCACTGGCAGACGCCTCGGCGCTCGCGGCCTGCGCGGCCCGGCGGCTGGTATTCGCTTTACGATCCTGAGACAACGACGCCTGCGCTTTCGCTTCCAGGGCGTCAGCCATGGCCGCCAGACGTTCAGCTCCGGTCTGTTCCTTCGCGGCTCCACGCTCCTCCACGGCAGCGGTGGCCGCTTCGGTGTCACCGGTCATGAACTTCTGGAACGCCTCGGCAGCGGCGCGCGTCTTGAACTGGAATCCCGGCACAGCCCCGGCGCCACGAAATGACGAGTAGTGGCCGCCCATCCGCTTGGCCGCCGTGTTCCAAGCGTTGTAAGCATCACGAGCCACACGCTCGGCTGGCTTGACGACGAACAGCGGCTCCCCGGTCTTGGTGTGCTTTGTCTCGATGACTTCGCCGGTGGTCGTAACGGACGCGGCGACGACGGGGGGTTTCTCTGCTCTCTTGCCCCTGGACTCCTCAGCCTCCAGACGGTCCCATTCCGCAAGCTGGTCAGAACTTAGCTCCTCAAAAATATCATTATTGCTTTTGCCTCCTTGACGTTTCAACTCAGCCATGCGCCTAAAGTCCACAAGCGTCTTAGGATTCTTTACGCCCTCAAGCATCTCGGCCCGTTCGGCTCGTCGCGCTTTAAATTTCTCGGCGTAAGCGTCGAGGTTGGCCTGCGTCAGACCTGCGACTATGGCGTCAATGGCCTTGATACGTGCGTCAGGTCCAATCCCTGAGTATGAAAACATTCCAGAATTATTGAGATACGCAAAGGATGTCTCAAGGTCATTCGCCACGGACCGCACGTATTCAGCTTTATTATCTGCACGGTTGTAGCCGCTTGACAGCTTTTTCAACTCTGCGACGGTCTTCTTCCGCAACTCATCTTCAAGCGCTGGACGCGACGCCCGGACTCTGGAGTAAGCCTCTTGGACTTGCGGAACCGTAGCCTCACCTTTCATGAGGAGCTTTACGAGGGATTCATGGTCTGCCAGGGTATACGGTGCCGTCCCGCTTATTTCCTGGACCCCGGCTGCCGGCTTTTCTTCTTTACTCACCGCATCAAGCCGTTCTTTCGCCTGCTGGACAAGGGCGAGCTTCAGGGCATTCTCTGGGTCTCTTGCCAGCATGTCCCGTGCGTTTTCGAGTTCTCGCTGCCGGGTTGTGACGGTGAGCGAGGCTTGCGGCTCAACTCTTGCTGCTTCTGGTACAATGTCCCCAGAAGGCGGCACATTTCTTCCCGGTTTATCGGGTTCTTCGGTTCGCCCACGTTGCACCTCCTGTTTGGTATCCGAAATACTTTGGGTTTGTAGCCCCGCGCCGGTCGTCACCGGCTCCGATTTGCGGTCGGCTTGCGCCGGTCCTGTGGGGTGCTCTTGTTGTACAGGGGCCACCTCAGCCACCGGCGCTTGCTCAGTAGGCTGTACAGTCTGCGGCCCCTCTGGTTTCAACAGCCCTTCTTGGTTCCTTTCTTCATTGGTTTTCTCCTGTTGAGGTTTAAGTATCGCGTCAACGGCCTGCTCGGTACGCAAGCCGTCAGCGGCTTTCAATGCGTCTCCGTTTGCCCGTGCTTTTGCTTCAAGTTCTGCCGCCTTGCTATGGTTGCCCTTGGTTCTCAAAGCCGTGGCGATGTCCATGGGCTGCTTCACGGCATCCCTGACGATATGATCCGCCTGTTCTGCTTCACCGGTGACCCCCATCTGGTTCAGCGTGGCTATTTGCTCAGGTTTGCCTATTGCGTTGGCGAGCCTTACCGCCGTGCTGAACAAATCAGGATATTCAGCGAGAACGTGTGGTGGAACTGGCTTACCCTCTTCAAGGGCTTGCTTGACGATCCCCCACTTGTGGGCCGCCATTGCTTTCGCGCGATCTTCCGCCCGCCACTTTAAATTTTGCTTGGACCCTATGTACTTTTCGTAAGGAGACTGCCCATGTTGATCCGCTCCAACCCATTCCGCACTCGTCATTTCCCACGGCTGTTTTACCGCCACACCCTCTCCGGGCTGTTCCGCAGGCCGAGCCGAACCGCCGCCGCCAGGCTCTTGACCGGCGGCTCCTCGCGGCCCAACCACAGCACCCTGACCACCCACATCCCCAACCGGCGCTCTATCGCTACCGGCAATGTTCGTGCCTTCACCCTTCTTTACTCCTTGCGCTCGGATAGGCTCGAACGGGTCCACCTCAACCCGGACGCCATCCTGAAAAATGTAATTGCCATCTTCGGTGCCTTTCAACTCGTATTCGTCAACTGGGTGATCACCGATGCTGCCGTAAACCTTGTCGCCCTTCTCAAGCTGGCCGGCCACCATATTCTGAGGGTTGCCGAGTGAATCAATCTTCGGCTCGAATCCCTTCCTCACCATTTCGTCAACGCCGCTGAACCGGTCGCCGGCCTGGTCCTCGCTGGTTTCGTATTTCTGCCGGAGTGCGGCCATGGACGGTGACGCCTTCAACTGCTCCACCATGTCGTCAAGGCCGGAGAAACCGTTGTCAATGGCGAACTCATCCGGCGCGGCTTTGCTCTTGCCGCTGAACATGCCGGGGTATTTTTTCAGGAGCATGTTTACCGTGTCAGCGTCATAATCTTGACGCAAGGCGGCAAGGCTCAACGGGCGCTTCTTCGCGGACTGGACGGCGGCGAAAAGCGGATTCGAGCGGACAACGGCCTCTTTCTCGGCCTTGATGCTTTCGGCGGTGCGCTTCTGCTCGATGACGCCTGGGATACCGGCCTTCTTTGTGCGGATCTGGTAGCCGCCCCCAGGGGCTGGGTAGACTTCATACTCGTCAGCCTTGAGCGTTCCTTTTACGCCGCGCTGTCGCAATGACTCAGCCGCCCCGGCCTGCGTCTTGAATGCCCTACCGATAATCACCTCTGGATTCTGCGCCACTCCGGCGGTGTACGGTTCGGTCGGCGAGACCCCGGAGCCCGGCGCTTTTCTGATCACCGTCGCTGGCGCCGGGTCCGCCATCGTGAAACCACGCTCCGGCATCGGCAGGAGCGGTGGTGTTGCGGCCATGCCCTGAATACGCTGGACGTTCTGGCTGAACTGATCGTTCCGGGAGGTAGTCGCCGCCGCGATGTTTTCGTTCTGCGCGGCAAAGTCGGTCATGAGCCCTTCACCGTACCGCTGAATCGATTCCCGTTCTCTTTCGGCTGTCTGAGCAGCAAGCCTTTCCCTGTCCGCCACGAATCCAGCGGCCAGGTCTTCACCATGCTTCTTGATGGCAAGCGGGTTGCCTACGGACTGCTGGAATGCGGCAATGGCCTCGTCGGTAGTCTTGGCCGTTGATATGCCCTCGTACCCATGCGTAGCGAGGAGCGAACTCACCTCGTCAGCCGTCACCCCAGCGGCCAGTATCTGCGGGAGGAGCGCATGCACTTCTTCCGGAGTGACGGCCCCGTCGGTAAGTTTGGTTTTGATCTGGGAAAGAAGGTCGGGCGGCGCTGGAGCCTCGGCGGGAGATAAGGCTGAATTAATTTTACCGGCAGCGTAAGCCCCGCTGCCTGTTATTCCACCCATCAATAAGACTGCCGGGGCTACTTCCCTCACAGACTTCAACTGATCTTGCATGGAGGTCCATGACCTGCGCTCGCTCTCAGGCTGCATGCCGAGATCGACCTCAACGTTTTTGCCCCCGGTTTGCGTTACCGCTTCAGAGCCAAGCTCGAACCCGACAAGGCCAACGAAAGACTTCAAGGCCTTGGTGGTCAACCCGCCACCTTTAAATATCTTCCCCATCAAGCCTAATTCAATCGCGTTGGCAATACCTTCCGGGCCAGCTTCCCAAAGTCCGTGCTCCCTCAAAGCATCCGCCACCTTTCCAGGCTCTAGGGCGGCGAACTCTTCGTCAGTGATGGTGCGGCCTTCCTTCTTGGATAGAGACCTCCTGTATTGACGGATGAAATTGTTTTTATCCATCCGGTAAGACGCGCCGCCTGATGCGGCGGCACTGCCCATGAATCCGAGAACACCACCTGCCAAGTTCCCGACCAATGGCACTTCTGATCCCAACAGAGCCCCTGCGACAGTAGCGGCGACCCTTGGAGCTACGCCAGCCGCCATTGCAGCCCCGGAATAGCCCAGGCTTCCCATTCCACTTCGTATCTCTTGTCGAGTTACAGTAGTTCCTGGGACTGCTATTTCACTTGCCCCCGGAGCTTCATCAATCGTTGATTGCTCTGCCTGTCTGCCTTCGATAAACTGGTCTGCCCACCCATCCGACCTCATAGGATCGTCGAAAATAGAAGCGACAGAAGAAGCCACGTCCCCAGGGACTCGCAGCAAGCCTCTCCCTACATCCCCAACGGCCCCCATAACATTTGTCTTTGAGGGAGGATTCGCTACCGCCCACAAGTCATCAAGCACAAGGGATTGCTTGACGGGATCAAGACTCGAAAACCGGACATCACTCGACGCCATCGTCTTGACGACATCATTGAATACGAGCTTCTTTTTATCTTCAGGTAATCCTACGAAACGAGGGTCGTTAACGAAGGTTAAATTCATGTGGACTACTCCGAATAATATTTTTGTCTCGCTTCCGTATTTACCTTGTCAAGAAATGCTTTGCGCTGATTCTCTGCCGCTCCGGCCCACCATGCCGAGAACTCTGCTGACTTGCCCATCAAGAACTTAGCGGCCTCAATGGGGGACATGCCGTAAGCCATTTTTGCCACATTCTCATTGACGAAATCACCGACACCAGGGACGGCTCCAGCAACGGCTTTGGTCGCGGAGACTCCACTTTTGACGGCACCGCCAAGGACTGTACCGAGATTCATGCTGCCGGACAAAATACCTTTGCCTTCTGCCGTCGGTTCTGGGGATGAAGGCGCGGGGGTTGAGCCTTGCGAGTCTGAAGGTTCTGCCGCCTTCTCCGGCTGTCCTGAAGTCACCTTCTCGATACTTATCCCGAGCAGATCGACATTGCCATCCTGTGGGTTCGGCGCGCCTGGCTGGGGCTGCGTGCCAGGCGACCCACTTGCTTCCGAGAACTCGCCGCCCGGTGGAGTGGTGGGGTATCCTGCCGCCCTTAACTGCTTGGTCACATAGTTGGCCCGAGCCACTTGGTCAGTGCTTTCCGGGTTGGCACTGACCCATTTCTTGTCATACCAATCAGCGGCTTCACTCCATTGCTTGAATCCTATGCCAGTTTTCCCTTTGGCTTTCTCCTGCTTTTCTTTCAAGGCCAATTCGCCCTGGTTGACCCCGAGCATGCCGGCCTGATACGCCCCGGTCGCTTCGTTTTGCGCCTTATCGTTGGCGGCTTTTTCCGCTTCGAGGCTAAACTTGGTTTTTGCCTTGGCCTGTTCTTCTGGAGGCAACTTTTTCAACTCTCCCCAGGTTATAGTCCGGCCAGAAGAATCAATGCCAACCGGCTCCCTGTCTTTCATGGCGATATCCGCCGCAGTCTTCCGGCCTTCTCCGGCGATCTTGAACGCCTCTTGCCGATTATCTGAAGCGATATTCTCATCAATACGCAATTTGCTCTGGAATCTGGCGAGGTTCTGCGCCCGGATATCCTCAAGCAACATATTGTTACCGGACATAGCCGTCTTGAATTCGTTGTCCTTGCCGACACCGTAACCCTGCGCCGCGCCACCGATTGCACCAAGAATCCCACGGGATAAGTTCATTGATTAATCCTTGTTTTGATAAAATAGATACTATCTTTTGCAGCACAGAAATTCTATCCCTGTGTAGGGGGCGCATCCATCATTGAACGAAAACCACCGCCACCCTTTTACGGCAGCGTTATACTTATTTTTTATTACTCTTTTGGCTGAGAGCGCTAACCGCACGGCGTGACGCCTCGCCTTATGACTATCAGGCGACTTCATCATAACAGTAAAAAGCATTTCAAAACCTTCAGATTCTGCGTCGGCCATCATTGTGTCAATCTTGCTTTTCCGGCTCATATCGTCCTCTCATAAGTTTTTTTATCTCTGCGCTCCTGCGATTATGCCGCCAGGTTGTTGCGGCTGTGCTGGTTGCTGTTGCCCCGGCTGACCCTGCATCTTTTGCCCAAGGCCGGTCTTGTTGGCGGCATCCTCAGCGACTTTAAGCATTTCCTGTGGGTCGTACTTGCCGGACTTGATGCCTTTGTCAACCTGGTCGGCCATGACCTCAGAGAACGCCTGCATAAGTTCCTGCTCTCCGTACTGCCCGACCTTCGCGGCCATGCCAATTTCTGCCAGTTGGTTGAGCAGGGCGAACCCGGCAATGAACCTTACCATATCCGGCATGTCACGTCCAGAAGCAGAAGCACTCTGGTCAAGTTTTTCTATGATTGGAATGAGCGTCTGGGCAAGGCCGACCTTGCCCAGCGTGTCGAGAACCACATCTCTGGTTTTCGTGCTGTGAATCAGCTTCATGCCGTTGGCGAGATATTCGTTCAGTGCTGGCATTTGCTCAGGGGTCATCCCCATCTGTTGCAGAACTTCAGGGGGTGGCGGCATGCCGGGATCTTGCTGCGTCTCTCCGCCACCCGGACCGGCCTTGTCCTGGACTTGTCCGGCTTCTGGCATTTCTTTTTCAAGTATTCCCTTCATGCGGCACCTCCGACCTTGCTGTATTTTGCGTTGTTGGCGTAAAGCGCTTCGAGGAACGGGTTGCGTGAGATCGTTGGCGCCTTGACGGCGGTAGTCGGCATAGCCATCTTGATCTTTCCGGCCTCATCGCGTCGGATGGCCTCATCGGTCTGCGTCTCTGCAAGTTCGGCCTGGTCTGGGGCCATGGCTGCTTCTGCCGCTTTGCTGATTCCCATTCCCCACATCGTGGCTTTTGTGGCATTACTGGCCAGCTTTGCATTTGAGGCCAAGATTGCCGCCGTGTCCGCGCTTACACCGCTACTGACCAGGCCGCCAGCTCCGGAACCGACGCCAGCCAAGCCCGGACTTGCATTTGAAATTATGCCCATCCCTGTGCTGGGAGAAACCGCCCCCGTCAACATCGCTTGCGCTGGCGTAAGGCCCCCGGCAGCCCCAGCCCCCGGAATCATTGAGCCGCCAGAAGCCAAAGAGGAGGCCGAGGCGTTTGTCGTGGTAGCGGCGGCGGCGTTCGCAGCAGTCCCGGCAGAATAACCAGCAAACCCGCCAGCAACCGCGCCAGTCAAGGCACCCATCAAGGCCCCCTTCTTGATGTCTCCGCCGGTAATCGCCGCCATGGCACCACCGGCTACCGCGCCAATGACCGCGCCACTAACCGCCGTAGATACCACGGCAAAGGCAGTTGTTCCAGCCGCCAATCCGACACCACCGGCAACCGCCGTCCCTATCCACGCTACTGCTGCTGCAACTGGAGGCATGATTCTCTCCTTAAAATGTATTTTTGATCTTGCTTCTCTGCGCCGACAAGCCCGACCAATCGCCGAGCCCACCGCGCAACGGAAGGATTATCCGGAACCCAAGAAAGAACTTCACAGTTTTCGTTTCTAAACATCCATAACCCGGCTTCAATCACGGAGCCAATATCCCCATGGACATGAACATCCCACTGCGCCGGGCCGGTTCGCTGGCAGAACACCAGCTTGTCTTCCGCCGGCAGTAAAATGCGGCAATCAGGAGACTGAAGAACATGAGCAAAAGCCAACCACGGATCTGAATTTAAAGGTGGACTTAAAATTTCAATCACCTGGTTTATGTCCCTGAGCCCGGCGACTCTCATTTACTGCTGGCCGGAAAGCATTTGATTATATTCCGCCCACCCAAGATCATTCGGTCCTGCCGGAATTTTTGTGATATTCAATGTCGGGAACATCTGCCTCAACCTGGACAGGATAACGGTCTTGAACGGGTTAAGAGCGGTGGGGGCAGAAGATCCTGCCGGAACGGTATTAATTGGAGCGCTGGATTCTCCATTAACTCCCGCTTGTGATTCCCAAACGAACGGCTCCATCCCCGCGAAAGCCACCTGCATATTTACATCGGCCCGGTACCGGTTCGTCAAATCCTGAATGGCCGCTTGGCGAGAGGCGTCATCGGCAAAAGCCGTACTCGTCAAGATTGAGGTCAGTCCTGCCTGATACTGCTGGCTCATCGGCCCAAGCGTTGACTGGAGCTGCTTCTGAACGTCAGCCGACATCTGCAAGCTCTGGGACTGTTCATCAGCCACCTGCTTCGCCACCTGCCGGGCCATAGCCGCCGCATCGCTTTGAGTCTGGAGCGTCCGGGCCTGCTCGCCCTGGACGTAAGCAAGCCCGGCCTGGCCCATCTCCTGCTGCTTGTTGAGCTGCGAGTTGATGATCCCGGTTTGCTCGACCTTGCGCAAATCCTGGCCGAATCCGGCATCCTGCTGCGCGATTGGAAGGGCCGACTCTATCGCTGCCCGTTTACCCCACCCGGCGGCGAGGCTTGAATTGCCCAGCCCCCGGCTGTTCGCCTGAGACAGTGCCTTGGCCCTGGCCTGCTGCACATAAGAGCCGTTCTTGTTGAGCAAGCGGTCAAGCTGGCCTAAAACCGTCTCGTCGGCGGACGCTTCGTAATGGTTTTTTGAGCCGTCGTAAGTGGGGCCGGCCACATAGCCGCCGGCGGTCGCCGTAGAGGCCTTCGGCATGGCGTTTCCAAGCAGCCCACCGGCAAGCGGGTTAACGGTGGATGTTGGAGCAGTGGCCGCCGGGGCCGGAGCAGTAGCAGCTTTCGGGACCGTTACGGCGGCGGGATTCCCAAGTTCTTCCTCGGTAGGAGGTTCTTCGGCCCATCCTGGTGTGTAAGACTTTGCCATTATCTTGCTCCGTTAAAAGAGATAGGTGAAAATTAGATATGCGTATCCAGTCGGAGAGCCATACTTTCCCCATTGGATAGTGCACCCGTCCGCATCAAAAGACGCAACGTAGCCCCTTTGTCCTGCCCCGGCCCCATTTATGCAGGCTATTGACCAGCTTGTATCTTGTGCCGTCCCAGAAGAATTTGAGTAGCTGCATTGATGAGTGGTCCCGTCGTCCACCCCATTCCCCATAATTGTCCCGGCGGAATCGACAAAAGAAACGATCAACCCGCGAGGAGTGCCACCGGCCCCCGTGTATGATACAGTGCCAGTTGTCGCCGTCATGTCCCTACCAAACGCATTTATCACTTTCGGGGCTGCTATCCCGCCAGCGGCCGCGACTGTGGATATATCAGCCGCGATACCTGCGCAAGTAGAAACCTCAGAATCAACGGCAGCCACCGCGGCGACATCGCCTGCCGGGATTGCAGCCACTGTCGTCACATCCGCACTTATTCCGGCGACAGTCGTCACGTTCGCCGATATTCCCGCAACAGTCGTCACATTCCCCGCGATCCCTGCAACAGTCGCCACATTGGTAATATTCCCGCCAGAAAGCCCCTGCATGTCGAATCCCGACGTGGCGGTTGCGTTGTAGCGGAAGGTATAAATCTTGTTCGCGATCAAGTCGCCGGCCACCAGGGCGGAACCATCCTGCCCACGAAGCGACTTGACGCCGATGCCGTTGACATTCATCGTCGCCGCCCCCGTGTTCGTGTGATTCGCCTTGAACACGATCAACTGCCCATCCGTGTAGCTGCCAGTAATCGCCGTCAGCGCCAAGGTGTAGGCGTTCGCGCTGCCCCCGGAAGTCAAATAATTGACGGTCTCAAGTTTCATTTTCGTCTCGTCTGGAAGAAGTCCGAAAGCCGTTGCTATCGTGTCGGCCAGGTTATTTATGTGCGAAGTAAGCGCTCGGATAGCGGAAGCAATTGCCGCAGGCGGGGTAAACGTGCTCATCGTGTTATCCTCCGTGGTAGGAAGTGCGTAATTACGCCGTCGAACTTGTGGCCCAGGTCGATATCTGAGTTGCTGTAGGCGATTATTGCCATGTTGGTGCCGTTGCCCCGGAGCGCGATAGATGGTTGGTCAACAACCTTGGAGTCATAGGAAAACTCACCCCAGGTTGAAACGTCCCAATACCCTCCAAGGCCTCCGAAGATCACCGTTTCAAGAATGTGCTGCTGGATGTTGCCGTCTGCATAGGAAAATTCAGGGTGGAACCTGACAGAAGAATACCCTTCAGTAGCGCATTCCAGCGTTGCCCTCTGGTAGCTCTTCACCGTTGTCGGCGACTTGGAACTGTTGAACGCCAGCCGGAAATAAGCCTCGATAGCCGCGCCGTCGAAGCTCGAACCCTTGTCAGCCTGGTAGACCATCCCGGCACCGGAGCCGGTCTCGGAGCTGCACAGATACACGGTGTCGTCATCACCGTTGAATACAGCATAAACCCCAACTGGATATTCAAACGGCGTGACGTAGTAGGCCGGGGCGTTACCCTCGACGCTGGCCGTGATGCACAACCCTGTTCCGTCACTGCCGTAAATCCGCCACTGGCTTCTTGTCCGATATACGCTGGAGGCAACAGCAATAAGAAGCATGGCGTCAATAACTGGTTGAGCTTGCAGGCCTACGGCTGATTGAGAGAAGTTCCCATACTCTTGAGCTGCCGCGATCCTGACGAGGCCCTGGCCGCCAAGGACCATGGCAACGCCGGCCAAGTTCTGAGCGCAATATGCAAGGCCGCCGACATCGTCGGCCACCACATCAAGAACCCAATCGCTTTCATCGTTGCCGACCAGTTGCCTGACGCTGTTTTCCGACACGATTCCCAGGGCCTTCCCCGTCCACGGGAGCAGATTGGTAATCGTGTCACCCATGGCAATTTCGTTGGCGCCGACGGTCGCTGTCCATTCATAGGGCAGCCCCGCACCGGAGTTTTGCAAGGACCGGCCAAAGGACAGCCAAAGCCTATTTTTGTGGTGCGCTACGTGGTTCGGGATATCCGAGGTCATTCCGGTTGAGATCGGCACATAAACAGTCCCGTCAAACTCGAAACCTGAATTGATTCCGTCACAGCCGTACATGCGAAGGCCAGCACCGAAGTTGCAATTTACGGTTTCGTATCTTCCTGCAGGAAGAAGAGTTATCGCCGTGACCAGACTCGAAGCGGTCGCCTTGGTGGCCGCTGACACCTGAATAGCATTTGTCGCGTCAAAGGTGCCGTAGACCGGAAACAATATCAACCGGCCGGCAGCGTCACCGTATGCTGTCGCCAAGCTCGTAGCGGTCGCCCGGGTGATCCCCCCAACCCTGAGAACGTTCGTTGCGTCGAATGTCCCGGAAGCGATCGTCATAAAGATCTTCCCGGCGGCATCAGTCCCCCACGTCCCGGACTCTCTGCCCACGGACAGGACAACGCCCACCGCGCCGCTTACATCCTGGGTAATCGTGTCGCCTGCGAAGATTTCTCCGACACCAGTGCCGAAACTGATTTCGTTCGAGCCCCAATCTCCGGACTCCTTTACGACCCGCTTGACGGTAGCCGAGGCCCCGGTTGTCACCTGTGTAATCGAGGCGCCATCCGCTATGGCCGCTACACCGTCGGTGAATGATATCTGACTGTAGAGGGGAACCTGAACCCACCCTGCCGCCGATGACTTCCAGAGATTCTTTGCCGTTCCGGCCAGGTTGTCCCGGAACACATAAACCGTTCCAGACAGCTTTCCGCCGCCCCTGGTTGGCCCTGACCCGGTAGCCACAACCGAAAACAAAACACCAGAATTCCCCCCGCCGTCTGAATTCGAGGCCGCAGTGGCGTCAACCGTAATGTTGTGGAATGTTGACCCGGTGAACGTGGTATCCGTTGCCGTGATCGTCACAGCAGGATTGACATACCATGTGCTGTTGGTTATGGCTGAATTGGCGAGTGCAAGATATTGAGAGAGGTTCACGGTCGTGGCTGCTACTGCCATCCGGATTTCACCACCGGTCAACAAAGAACTCACCAGGTCAAACTGAGGTGCGGCCCCGGTGAACGTAATAACTGACCCGGTTGCCGTAATCGTATGCGGGGATTCCCCGGTGATCTTGTGGACTGACAGTGACTTGGCGTTCGTGTTTAAAACAGAGTCCGCTTTGGGGTACAATGTACCAAGAATAATAGCCGCATCTTGTAGCGTGAGAGTTACCGTTCCAGTATCGATATAGACGGTGTTGAAAGACTTTCCGGCAGAAGTAAGAGCGCAATTCCCGGTGATATGAAACGGATAGGTGGCGTGGGCGTTGAACGTCATCCCTGTTACCAACGTCAGATTGCCGTAGACACTGATTTCTGCGGATAATGTGATTGTAGGATTGTTGTCTACTCCGGTAAAATTTATCGACCCGACTCCTATGGACCCTATCGTCACTGTCTGCGCCGGGATACTGAAAGACGCTGCGTCAAATATCGCCGCATCGGTAGGGCCTGGCACGGAAGCATTGTCAGCTACGCCACTCGCAGATCCCCAATGTGTGGTGTCTGATGCGTCCCAAGTACCACCGTCTCCGACCCAATAGCGAGTTGCCATTACACAGCCCCCGGAGCTTTAATGTCGGCTCGGTAAATATCAGCAGCCGCGTTCAGTGCCACCGCATGGGCGTAGCTCGTAGCCGCTCCAGTCAGAACAGGACTCCCCACCAACGCGCCCACAGGGCTACCGCCGACAGTCAGATTTTCACTCGCGGTGAAAGTCCCGGATACTTTCGTTACAACAAGATATCCCGTGCCGGTAGCCGCCACCACTGCCGTTTTGCTGCTTGTCACGCCCGTGATCGTATCCCCGACCACCACGGCCCCGGTAAGCGATACGGCACACTGGTAATATGTAGCCGCTGACGGCGCCGACCTGCCGTCGAATCGCTCATAGCCATCAATCCGCCGGAGGCCACCGGTATTGCCCGCTTCGTAATTCTTACAAAATGACGCCCGGCCCGGCTGGACAGCGAGGGCCGGGCTTGTGGTGTCAAGCCCCCCGTAAATCTTGGTGTACTCCACTTTCGTCGTCAAGCTAAGGGCCTGCCATAGGTGAATTTCGAAACCTGAGAAAACTCCATTGCCTTGATCAATCTCTTATACTCTGCCTGACCATGTGCGTACCGTGCCGGGGCTTCAAGCAGGGCAGCCTGGAACAAAAGTGCCCTCCACACGACCAGCATGTGAAACTGAGACGGAAAGATCGGCTCGTCGGTATCAGCAGTCATCGTGGCCGGCTTCAGCATGTACTCACCGGTGCAGGTGTAAACCGCATCAGGATTCGGCCAGAAGACGATTGAGTTGTTCGGCTTGATCGAGAAGTGGGTAGGGCGGCCGGACTGCACCGCTCCGATATCTCGCACCTCCCGGAATAACTTCCACGGCTCGTATTGCATTGGATTTTCGTCTGATTGAGTCAGATAAACCCTTGTGTCGTCCGTGAGCCATTCGCCAAGAGTTGTCAGGCCGGCCGCAGCCGGGGTGTATGTATCTGTGCCAGAAATCAACGGGAAAGAGAACTCCGTTTGCATGAACCTCCAATTTGTATGGAGATTCTGGATGTCCTCATAAGCCGAGTTGGCCCAATCAACAACCTCCTTCATCTCTCCCACTTGATTCAGGACAGAAGTAGGGCCGGTTCCGGATATCGCCGCCTCTTGCCGTAGTCTTTGGGAGAGCTGAAGGTAGTTCATGAGGCAAGAATCCCCTGAAGCCAGGCCGCGCCTTTCGGGTTAGGGTCTCTGCGGACATCAAAAGGATAGGCAAGCACGGTGCGCTCGACCATCCGCAGGCTGGCCGGGTCTCTCTGATCGCCCAATTCCTGGGTGTATTTCGTAATGCGAGCACGGGCAAGGGCCTCGACATACTTCCGCTTCACGGGCTGAATTCGACCGCGAACGATGGGCTGGTTTACACCGTTCACGCTGGGAGTAATGACATCCAGTGAACCCTCTTCATTCGTGGAGTGGACGATTATGTCCAGTATCTCATTCGCAAACGCCTCGGCTGGCACGTTGAATTTTTCAATTTCAACGTTAGGATTGTCGTGTTTGCCGATTTCATCCATTGGGATTTTCCTGGTCTTATCTAAATTCACTTCCATTTTGAACTTCCTCCTCCGAAGATTAAAGAAAAGGCCGCCCGCCCTTCATTGAGACGGGCGGCCCTGTTACTCAATGCTCAGACTGATTACGCGGTCAACGGCATGCTGGGAACGGTCATCAGGTCAACGAAAGTCTCGGTGATGCCGGTGGCGCTCAGTGCGGTTGTCCCTGGCGTAAAGTTGTAAGTGGTCGTGCAAGCAATCCGCACATAACCAATCGGGCAGGTGTCCACCGTAGGAACCGGGAACTGAATCTGCTCAGAACCGGCAGCCAGGCCGGCGGTGGTCACGATGTTGGACCGCTTGCTGCTTACGGTGCCGCTGGTGTTGAGCATGATCAGATAAATTGCCGTGGTCAGCAGGCCTTGAGCGGTATCTGCCGTCAAAGGCGCATCCGTGGCGACATCCGCTTTGTGGAACAATACACCGTTGATAGCGAAGTCAACCCCGGCCCCATTGGGAGCCGCGATTCCCACGCCGAGGGCGCTACCATCACCAGTCGTCAGCCCAGCCTTGCTCAGGCAGATAGTCCCGCCTCTGATCCCATCATTGATATTCATTTTTTTTACCTCAAGAATTTTTCGTAAACCGGCATGTGGTTTACGGTTAATTTGCCAGCGTCATCGAGCTTCTTCAGCTCTTTGACAATAATTTCGGTCGCCGCCTCGCCCAGGGCTATTTCTTTCCCGGTGTCTGCCGCTTGATTCCAGGTTGCCATGCCCCCCTCTTCTTTGATGCCAAGGCTTTTGATTTCAGCCTCATCGAAAGACAAGATGCCTGACGCATCCCTCATGATCTTGAGGGTGACAAAACTCCCTTCTTTCGGCAGCAGCGACAACAACATGAGACGGTCAAGCACACTTAAAATCATTTTGATACCTCCTGATAGTATCCCTGGTTAGTAGATCCCACGGGAAAGCCAGCCAGGAAACCGGCTTTATCGGACGCGCGTCCTATCCCGTAGAATTTCATCATTTCTTCTTACCCTTCGGTTTTCCTTCCACCGTTGGGATTGTTTCTTTGATCATTTCAGCTTTTGTTTCGGCCATGATCGTCTCCTTATGCGCCGGTATCGGTCAGCATGATGTAATAAGCTACGCCGTCAATAAGTATGCGAAGCGCATGCGTAGCCGCCGCCGCCGTGTTCGCCTGGAAGATCTTGCCAGACGTAGCGGTGCCAACTCCGGTAAAATTGAAGATGTACCCACCGGTACGCCATGCGGCCACACCTGCACCCCAAGCATTTCCGGTGAGAAACGCCACCGGCACACTTACGCCATACCCGGCTCCACTTGTCGGGATGTTGAGTTCAGCCTCGAACGCACAGTAAGACCCTGCGCCGATTGTGGCGTCTGCCAAGTCAATTTCTGCGCAAATTGCACCGGCAAGGCCCGTGACATACCCGGCAGACGAAAAGTCTACCTTGCCAAGAATGGCGTTTGCCCAGTTGCCTACCTGGACGTTAGAGGTCAGGACGGACCGGAACGCCTCTGCCGTATTGACGGAAGATGCCCCGGTGAGCGTCTGCAAGACCTCTGCGGTCATTATATTGGTCGCCGTGGTCGTAGCCGATGTCCTGGTAACGACCAGCTTGTCGGCGCTCTGATCCCATGCCAGCGAACAGCCGTTGGTGGCGCCATAAGCCGTGAGATCGACGCCTTTACTGCCACCAGTCGCGCCGATGCTCAACGTGCCATTGGTATCAGTGCTCGGGTCCCAAAACACCCCGCAGCCGGTGGTGTCGCCGTAGAGCTTGAACATCAGGCCCTTAGTGTCGGCACCGATATAAACGGCCCCGTTGGTGTCACCGTCCGCATCAAATAGCACCTTGTACAGAGCCGTGGTCCCGTACCAGATGAAATCGCCTGCCGTAGTGCCGGAGACGCCCATTTGCAGCGCTGCCGTGGTGCAGGCCCCGGTGATCTTGATGCCGGTTGCCGTTGCGCCAGTGATGGCAATACCGGCAGTCGTCTGGGCTCCAATCGTGATCGCCGTTGTGTTGTTGCCGGAAATGTTGATACCGGCGGACGAAGCCGTCCCGGCAAGCGAAATACCAGTTACTCCGGTAAACGCGCTGGTAACAGCAATCGCAGTTGTGCCGTCTGCCGCGATGCTGATACCAGTTGTGAAGGCTGAGGTTAATGAAATTGGTAACGACGTGGTTACCCCGTTTGCCATGAGCCCCTTGAGCACTCTTTGAGTGATGGCGCAGGGGACTTGATTAATCCATTGCTGGTTTGTGGTCATATCTCAACCCCCTTATGCCAGGTCAGATGCGCCGCACTCGATACGGGTCATCCAGTTTTCATTAAGCCGGACACACGCATACCAGAAATCTGCGCCAACGTAACCGAACATGCCGGAAGGATTGGCGTGGTTCTTGACGTTACTCGGGATGATCGTCGGACTGATTGCGCTATAGCCTTTGCCCTTGAGGCTGATATGGCCCCAGGCGCTCTCCGCCAGAACGATTACCGGGTAGACGTCCACCAAGGAACTACCGGCGGACAACATGCCGGTGCTGGTGTACGAAGCGCCGCCGGCCAGGAAAGGCGAGAACAGCGGAGAAGTCACGAACCGGAACTCCTCACAAGCGCCGATCTCACGGGGATGAACCGGCTTAATGGCAGAACCGTACTCAACCCGCTTGGTGAAGCCGGGCAGGTCGCGGACATCGCTCGACAAGTCAGTGTGGACGAACACCACATAGCACGGCTCAACGGGAGCGGTCCCGAAGTCCGGGCCGGCCTTGACCATTTCAGTGATCTTCATAGCCCGGTTGGTTTCCATGGCCCGTGCAGCTTTCCGCAGGGAATTGAGGCTCAGGGCGGTGTTGACATCAGTCCGGGCGGAACCGTTGGCGTAGACAACACTGGTGCCGGCCTTGACCTGACCATAAGCAATCAGCTCGGCGACTTCGGCAAGGGTCTCGCCGGTAACTTTCGCCATGTCGTCCGGGATGTTGTCCTCGTACATCAACTGCGCCTTCGAGGTGAACTTGAACAGAACGCTGTACTGCTGCAACGTGGCGGACACGTCGGTGTAGCTGATCGTGTTGCTGTTCGGGGTCACGCCCTCTGAGGTCACGAAGGACGAAGGCGTGATCGACGGGGTTTCGCTGTATCCGCTTGCAGGGTTGGCCGCAGCGGTGGCGCTGAACGGCTTGATCCGGCGGAACACAACGGTATCGGTTTTATTGAGCGGCTGCTCTTTCTGGTCGCCGAACATGCCCAGGACTCGGATGTTATCGACGTGCTTCAGCATCTTTAGCTCGGCCCGGATCAGATTCCGGGATGCTGGCGTTGAATAGGTTTGTACGACCATTTAAATCACCATATCTGCTTGGAAAGCATTTGCCTCAGCTCTGCCGGGGACATATCGCTTTCTGATTTAGAAAATTGTGCCGGCGAACTCCTCACCGACTCTGCTTGCTGCAATCTTGCTTTGCGATCCTGCTTGACGTTGGATTGCGGGGCTGGCGCTTGTGCCTTTCCGTAGTGGTCCAGAAGCCTCACCACGTCCCGCCCGTGGGGGCTAGACCTAAACACTTGCTGATCTTCCATTGGCAAAGACTTGAACCACCCGGCAAACTGCGGGGTGTTTACCGTCTCTTCCCAATCCGGATACCTGGAGGCGATAACCCCATGCTCTACGCGCTCGGACATTTTCTGCTCGAATCCGGCAATCCTTTGTTCCAGGCTGCTTTGGCCTGACTTTCTCTCGTTAGCTTCGCTTTCAAGAGATGCGGCCCATTCCGGGTAGATTTCCTTCAGTTCCTCGAAATCTGCATCGCTTTTGGCTTTAGCAACTTGCTTCTCGGTCGGCGCCTGGACTGTCTCGGCGGCGGCTCTCTTCGCAAGTTCGCTTTGCAATGCACCAACCCGGCCCTCGGCGGTTTTGAGTCTGTTGGACATTTCATCAAGCCTTGTAACCAGCAAGGATGGGTCAAAAGTCGGCGCTTGCGGGGCGACGACCTCTTCGGCCCGTGCTTCCTCTTTCTCCGGCTGTCCTTGCTGCTCCGGCTCGGCCGGCTCGTACTGAATCGGCCCTTCGCCCTCGAAAATCTCACTCGCCATTTCTTCGCGTTCTGTCGCTGCCATTCCCTTTCCTCCTGCCCGGCGTTTCCGGCGGACGCATAGTTAGGGGCGATTTCTCGGCCCTGAAAAACAAAAAAACCCCGCTCCAGACAGTCTTTTGACTATCCGAAGCGGGGCTTGCGCGCTGCTTATTTACTGTTCGACCGGGGCTGTTATGCGCTGGTCTTATTCTGTTTTTATAAACCTAAACTGCCGTCTCACTCCTTAACCCAAGTGCAGTCAAAAAATATCTTCATCATAACTCTTTTAAAGAAAGAAGGATAATATCCGTTGCCCGGAGTATATTTTATGCCGTCATCTTTTACCGGATCTGCGCCGAACAGATAGCATACCCATTTCTGATCACCCATTTTTCTCCTTTCTCCTTAACCCAAATTCCTCTTCCAGCAAAGATACCAGCATCTTAGCCACCCTGTAAAGTACTTTTGCAAGCCTGGACTCATTGGGCATTATTTTTCTCCATTGCCAGGAGTTTCCTGCAGAGCTTTATTTGCCCACGGATCATCGCAGTCTTCTCGGCTCCATGCGGCTTCTCGTTATCCGCTTGGAGTTCGGCAAGTTCGGCGAGTAGCTTGGTGCGGACGAAACACCAGGTGCCGGAGTAGCGGTCGAAGCTTCCTGCCGGCGTGTCGTCTGCCACCCAAACAATCGGCCCTGGCTTTGGCAAGAAATCTTCTTCCTCCATGGACTCGACCCGCTCCGGTGCTGGCCGGAAATAATCAAGGATGCTCATTGCTTTACCTCCACTGGGACGAAACGGCTCACGGTCGTCTGCCTGCATCTCGGGCAATCATAGTCAAATTTAGCCTGTTGCCATGCCGTGTCTATGACTAGATATTTGCATGTCAGGCATTGGAAGTTATACCTCTTTTTCATTGTTCAAACGCCCTCCCTGTCTGCGCCTTACCGTTGGGCTCAGTAGGCGGTACGGCTGCTTTCGGTGATACAGGCGGACGTACCGACAATTCCCGCTGCACGTTCAATTTCATGGATTCTTTAGCCAGCTCGGCTTTGATTTGCTCCAGGCTCATATTGCCCTTGGCGGCCAGTTCCAACATTTTCTCCTCACGCTTCAGCATGGCGAGTTGAATGTCATGCTCTCGCTTGAGTTGCGCCTCTTCCCGGTTGGCCTGGAGGTGCGCCTGGTCCGTCTGCTGCTGCATCTGCTCCCGCGCAATATCCCCGTCAGTCCGCATTTTGGCGACTTCCATGCTTGCCGCGACCCTAGGATCTTGCGGTGGCTGCTCTTGCGCTGCCTTCTTGGCCGCTTCGATCTCTTCATCGGTTTTTAAAATATCGATATTTTGCGCCTTGAACAACTGCTTTAACGCCTTCTCCCAATCGACAATCGACCCGATGAGAGGATCGCCCCGGAACGGTAGCAGTTGAATGATAGACTGCGCTGACTTTTCCTTTTGGAGTAGAACGCTCACGCCACGGGGATCAACGTTGTAGTCACCCTTGATGTCGTCGTTGTCATTGTACTGCATGTTCCAGTGATAATATCTGGTCAGGTGCGGCCTGGTGATATTGTCATCCCAGAGCTTCACCCGGCTCCGGAGGGCCACGTTGCTGGAGTCGATTTTGAGTTCGGTGGCGCCCAGGGTTTCCGCCGGCCCGACTTGCTCACCGGCAAACGCCATTGGCAGCGCGGTTTCCAGGTCGGTGAATCTCAGGGCCATTTCAATAATGCGCTGTAAATCCTGTTGGTTGCTCCCCACCTGGAATTGTGCGAACGCCTGGCGGACATCGATCATATCACCGCCGGCCCTCCAGATTTTTTTACCCGTGATCTCCATTACCCCATCGTCCGGCTCGACTCCTGTGCCGATAACGATGTTGACCCCGGCGGAATCTCCGGCGTTGTCCATCATTGCCCGCCAGGCAGCAGTGATAATCCGCTGTTGCCAGATCTGAATGCGAGGCAGTCCGATACCCCACACAGAGTCAGTGACCTTCGACCACTGGAAAAAATCATACGGCAGATCCCCGGTATCCAGGGTATTGAGCATGGCTTTGATGGGCCGGTCGTTGACGATCACCACGCAGACGGCCACAACGCCAGTCACGTCGGCACCGCAATCGCAGTTGAGCGTCAGCAGCTCCTCGGCGGTCAGATCTCCATGGTACTCCCACATCTCCAGGGATTGGCCGCGCCCGATCAGGTTGCGGGTAACATCGTAGCCCCCTCCCTTGACCGGCACTAGGGACGTTCTGACCGGCTCCTCGGCGAGAATTTTTTTGATCTCATCGACGTTATAGCCAGGAACCCCGGCCAGACGTTTGAGCTCGCGCGGCAGGATGAAATCACGCTCAAAAATATACGAGGCCCGGCTGATCTCCTCGCCACATTCCGGGTCGGGGTAGACATTCCAAGGCGCTACGCTCTTGCTGTACGGGTTATGCTCCTCCATCGCGTCCAGGACGTAGGCGCCAGCGGTCTTGTCCTGCTTCCAAACTTTTCGAATCTGCTTCAAAACCCCAGGCCCCTTGAGGATGCCGGTGCCGAGTCGAACCGCAGAGGCCAGGGCCTTTCGGCATTCGGCGTTGAAACTGCACTCATTCAGCTGGTCGTCAATCTCTTTTTCCATGCCGGCCATTTTCTTCTCGGCTTCGGCCATCTCGTTTTTCGCGAGGTCAGCGAGGGTGACTTGCTTTCCATCCACCATCACTGGCTGGCCGTCCTGAACGACCGGCGTCTCGTCATCGAGTTGCAGGGACAGCTCCGGCACCGGCGTGACCTTCAGGCCCCAATTCCTGTCGTCGGTAGGCAGCTGGATATCCGCGAATCTCCCCTCTGTCTGCTCGCATTTGCCCCGGATGATGTTGACGATAACCTTGGAGCGGCGCGGCTCATTCCCACGGCTCGGCTCGGCGGTACCAGTGGCGTAGGCGAGCATCGACCGGCGAGAGGTGGCGTCCAGACCATCATAGGCCTCTTCGTCTTCCAGCCACCGGGCTTCGACCCCGGATGATGCCCGGTACTGCACGGCCTCGTTGCGTTTCGCCAGCAATTTTGATATGAGCGCCTGCATATTAGATACCCACAACGGAGTCACGTGGTGCCCCGTATGATGCGCCAGCGTAGACACGCCGAACCGGCTTTGTGGTTGCGAATCTTTTACCCATCACACCGTACCGGCTGGCGGATATGAGGTCATCGTACTCTTTTACTACCCGCCCGTCCTTGCGATGGTACAATAAAAACTCCTCAAACCATTCCGATAGGTGCGAAAAAACCTTGAATCGCCCGGTTTGCATCCTGGTCAGCATGTCGCTGAGGCCAGCCTCGACACCGTTTGTCCCATCCTCGAACATTACGCGCTCTTTGCACATCCCTAGCCCTAGGTCACGGTATTGGCTGGCAATCTGCTCTCCACTCCCCTTATCGTGCTGTAGTCCGTCGTGCGGCCACACCCACGGCAACCATGCCCCCCAGGCCTTAAGAGTGGCGGCGTGGATTACCGGAGTAGCGCGAGACAACCGATGGGCGTGGGTGACATAGATGCAATCGCCGTCACGGTCCCACGCATGCCGGACAGCGGCGGTCGGATGATCCCACCCGAAATCAATGGCACCGATAACCGGCCAGTGATCAGGAATATAGAACGCTCCCACACTGATACTCTCCTGCGTCACAGGAAAAATCCGGCCACTGCCGAGGATGGGGATCCCCTTTGTCCGTGCGTCACGCTCATGCTCTGGGTATGAGGCAATTATCCGGACTCGCTCCTCTGGGGTGTAGTGCTCGGCATCCTCGATAGTCATGTTGATGTCACAACGGTCTGGAGATTCCTCCGTCATGAATCGCCGGACCACCTCGCTCATCCCCATGAGAGGGGTCAGAGTCAGGATTACCGGCCCCATGGTCGTGTTTGTCCGGGTTACACCCTCGCTATACACATCAGACGGTGGCTCCTCATCAAACCACACGCCATCGAGTGTTTCGGCCTGCCATTTCGACCTACCCTGGTCGTAACTGGCGAATTGCAGCGATGAATTTCCGCCGAACTCACTTTTTACCGTGATGGAGGCCAGGGCATCAGCTACGCCAGAGCGAGAGGAATGATCTATGATGCAATCTCCGGGTATCATTCCAGTGCCCCAGGCGGCGCGGTCCTCTGGGGTGCCTACGAGTATGCGCTGGACACCCTTGCGGGTGAGTTCGGCGGACTCAGACCCGGCCATAAACCTCACTGGCCGGTCGAACCTTTTCCCATCCCACCACTCTGGATACCTGCCGGAGAGATGCATTGCGACCTCTGCCCCGCCGGCCAGAGTTTTTCCAGACTGGTTGGAGGCCCGGAAAAGCCGCTCCCTGTAGGTGGCCCCGGCGGCATGAAATTCGATTTGTTTTTTGTACGGGCGATAATACTGTAGTCGGTTGCGGGATTTACGGCGCTCCTCCTCTTTCAGCATTGCAGCCAGACGTCTCTCCTCATCCCAACTCAGTGCCATAATAGCTATTTTACCTCGGCCCTTTTCGCCAGCAACCGCTCAATTTCTGCCCCCAATTTGTCGTCAGGGAGGATATTTAGGGAAACCTCACCACCATGCTGCAATTTATCGGCATACCTACGAGGATTTTCTTTTCCAGCCTGCCATTTTTGGGCGTCGATAGCGACCCGACATTGCTCTGGAGTGATTTTCCCCTTGATCATGTCGTCAGCGTATTCGTCAATCCTGTCGGATCTAATGTCGGCGCGGCTTTCGCGCGCGCGGGCGTACATTTCGGAGGCCTGCGGATCTTCCCGCATCCAGTCGCACCATGTCGGATGCGCTGGCATCCCAGGCTCTTTCAGGATTACATTGACAGTCTCACCGTTTGCTATCCTAGAGCAGATAGCTGGGATGAGGAGATCCCTGTCGTATTCCATAATTTCCTTATTTTGTTCAAATTTGTTTTGAACTGTCTACGTTTACTCGCACACGGGGGCATACAGGCAAAGCGCCAAGATGATGCAAAAAATAACCGCTCCTGCCGTATCTCCGTCCATTTTCGCCTGATTCTCTCTCGCAATTAAACAACTTTCTAAAATATTTTTACACCTGTTCGTAATATTGCAAAAAGATTTTACTATTGCAACAAGAAAATCAAACCAATGCGCAAATTATTTTGCATCTGTCAAAAATAATATCGTAAAATAAACTTGACAGCCTGCCCGGATCTGTGTTAGGATAAATCATAATCAAACGGGCAATCAAGCCCAACCCAAAAAAAACGAGGAGAAAGGCCATGACTACCGAACAAGAGAAAATCAACGCCACCACCACCCTGAACCAACTTTGTGACACCCTGAACGAAATCAGCGACGAGGTTAGAGAGAATGTCTGGATTGACCAGGTTGTTGTTGACACCTGCAACCTGCCGACGTTCGGCGGGGTTGACCCGCAAAACACCTCTGAGGTGTGGAGCTGGGACGAAAAGTGCGTTTTGGTCGCGGACGGTAGTCGGTGGAGTATTGCCGACCGCTGCGCATGTGGCGAGGCTGATTTTCATTGCCGGTGCGAAGGTTGAGCCGGGGCGGAGCACAGCCGGGGAGCGGGCGAAAGCCCGCCGCCCCTGGCATGAAACGAATAACTAAGGGGGTCAGGCTGCCTGAGTGGGTTTGGGCCTGGCTGGACGAACAAAACGACCCACGTGGAACGGTGCTTGAAAATGCCCTACTGAAGGTGCATAAACTCAAGCCTCCCACGGCAGGGTAACGTCTGAATTAAGGGGCGCTGTGAGGTTAACGAGCGAGGTGAAAAAATGAACCGGAAACCGACCCACCCCGACAACGTGCAGGTACAATTTGACGACGCTCCACCCCGGAGCACCAGGCCGCTGACGGCGGACAAGGATGACGCTGACGCCCTGGATTTTGAGCGCGATTTACCGTACCCCGGAATAGATTTTTATATCAGGGAATTGAAAAATCAGAATAATTTGAAAAATGAGGTGCATCATGGCAGCCGTTATCGCAATAAAACAGATTAATATGTGTCGCGTAGACGACGTGCGTTTCGCCGATCTCGCCGCTGTCACCGGGACAGATTACCTGCGTTTTAGGCGGTTGGTTACATCACACCAATACAACTGTGACTGTCCCTATCACGTTTCTCGGACATATATCAGGCCGGATGGATATATCTACGAGACAATTAGCCACACGGCCCTAGAGCAGGAGCAAGCATGAAATTTTCACCATCATCAACCTGGAAGGCCAAGCGCGTCAAAGCCCTGGCCGTCGCCGGCATCCTATCGACTCCGGACACGGTAGTCCGGATTTACCGGCATTTCCTGGCCGGCGCGATCAAACACAACAATCAGGGTCAGATTGCGGCGGCTCTGGGAATGGCACAATCCCTGATCTGCGCTGATCTGAAACGGCTCGGCATTGACCACGCCCGGCACAACCGGGGCTCAAGCGTGGTTGTGGACATGCTGGACGGCCGCAAGCTGTCCCCGGCTGAGGCGGCCGAGGCGATCGGCATCTCTTTGACGAATTTCTACCAACGCTGGCACCGGACCGGCGGAAATATCAACAAAATAAAAATGATCGGAGGCGGAAATGGAAAATAAAACTTGGACCTATGCTCAGTGGCACCGTGAATTTATGTTATCGATTGCGGCCGTAGCCTTTGCCGGCGCTCTTGTCGGCTCTATGCTCGGCTTTGTGTTGTGGGAGGCGGCGCGGTGGGCCGGGTTGCCGAATGGGTAAAGGCGACATCCTGGATTTTAAAAAAATGACGCTCTGCATCTGCCCGAAATGCGGAGTTCAACATCAACTAAAAATCGAATGGACCGGCCGGGGAATACCTCGTTTTTACTGCCCGGTTTGCGCAAAATGCGCCGATGTTACCGGTGCATCGAGATCAAAATTAATCCGTAACGACCATAACAACTCCGGGAGGAGGGGGGCAAAATCATGAAAAAAATCTGGCATGACATCGACAACAAAACGGTCCTGGCCGCTCTGATCTGCGGCTATGTGATCATCAGCCTCGGGCTGGAGGTGTTGATCACGATTGGAAACAGTTAAAAAAATGCCATGTCGGCCCCCTTCCATGGTGGGGGAAACGGGCTGAACTGTATCTCCTCTCTCGTCAGAGAGGGCGAGGGACAGCATGACCGGACACCGACATGGCAAAACCTTATTTTCCGCAAAGGACATAATAAACCCTGACCGGAAAAGTATTTTCGTCCCTCGCCCTTTGAAATTCCTCCCCTTTTTGGCACACCCGGCCCGCAGAGTCAACACAAATTGTTTCCGCCGCCCTCGCCCCGGACATTAAAAATTTACGCCTCGCACTATCGCACCAATCCCCGAAACTAGAAAAATCAAAAAGCAGATCCCCAACTCTTACGGTTATCTCTTGCATCCCACACCCTCCGTATTTGATTTTTAAGCCACTTTCGCCCTGCCGCCGGCCAAGGCATTGCCTGGCACCTAAAAACGCCGTGGCGGTCAACGGTGATTGCGATTTGACGGCAAAGGGCATCTTGTCATCTTGTCCAGCCTGGTCCATTTTTCTGCCCCGTCAATTTTATTCTGCCCTCCGGTGCATCCTGGACCGACCAGTGGGACATAATCAAAAAATGGGCAGTCGCTACCTGCGCACCATGCCGACACCTTGATCAATTTTATGTCACTCATCCCCGCCACCCTCTGACAATCCAGCGATTCTTCCAAGATTTGATATTCTCCTCTGAGCAATCCCGAACTTCTTCACTGCGGTTTTCTTCTCCTGTATGGCGAGGTGCGCCTGGTGGCAATGCGAGCATACCCCGGCCAAATACCCATCTACATCGTCGTAATGGTTGACAAAATACGGCATTCCGTAGTATTCTTCCCCATCGCCTCGATATTCGATGGCGTAGGCGTCAATCAAATGTTGTGATCTGCCGTCATCCTGTAAATCTGGGCACCCAGCTAGTGCCTCACCTATTTTGTGTTTTATCCTGGACACCTCACCCCGGCACCTCGCGTATTCGATGCAGGCGTCACGGTATTTATTTATTTCACTCATCGATACAACCTCCCGGCCCCGCCAGTCGTCAACGCATGCCTGATGTGCGAAAATTCTCGTTTCGGCATTCATCCGGTGCGGCTTCGACACGTCCACCGGACGGCCGCAGAGGTCGCAGGTTTCGCGCTCTTCCGTGGTCGGCTCTTGGTACTCATTCATTTCTGGCATCGTCGCTAACCTCCTCAAGTCTGGTGTATTTCCCGCAAAATTGTAAAACCTGCTTTGCATGCGGCCCGTGCCTGTTCTTCCGCACATCAGCCATAATCATCGTTTTTTCATTTTTTGATCTTATCAAAAGTATTCCGAGGTCGCAAACTGCCGCCAACGTCCCTCCGCCTTTAAATTCCAGGCTGTTACCATCGTTGATATTTCGAGCAAAATCATTTGAGAGTTGAGAAAGAACAACAATATTCGTTTTGCATTGCTTCGCGATCCGCTGAAAAGCCTTAGCCGTGGTGTCGTGCTGCTCGTACTCCGATTTACAGCCTGGCACGGTGATATTTTGCATATAATCGACTACGACCATATCCACGCCCCCCTTGAGGTGTTCGCGTCGAATTATGCCCTCTATGTTCGTTAATTCGTAGGCATCATCAAATATCTTCAGCCGCTGACTTTTAATCCATTCCTCAACCTGATCTGCCCGTTCTTTTTCGTGGTCCCATAATTTCCCGCTCAGAATTGCCCATGTCGGCAGTTCTGAGCCTCGGCTTATCATCCTGGCAACGACTTGACTTTCGGTCATCTCCGTTGAGATGAGGCAAGACCTGGCCCCGGCTATCTTTTCGTGCATCCTGGTAATCATCTCAATGCTCAGGGCCGATTTGCCGACACTCGTAAAGGCGCCGATAGCCCAAACGTGGCCAGGGGAATGCATAGTGTGTGTCCGATCATCCAAAAAACTAAACCCGGAAGGCAGGCCGGCGCCGTTTCTTCTGGTGTCTAAAATTTGAGCGTTCACCCTGGCGACAACGTCAAGGATGTCCCCCGATGATTTGCTTTGATGCGTATGTTCGGCGACAAGGGCCGCTACCTCTGCAATGGTGTCGTCAGGATGCTCGTCGTCAACTTTTGTTATGATCCTGGTAAGCTCGGCCTTGATCTGACGGCATTGGTATGCTTTGCGGATCTCCTCGGCGTAATATTTCAGCCGCGCCTTGAGCGGACAGGTGCATTCCATCAATCTTGCCAGATAAACGGCTGTACCGCCTCCAGCCTTTAGGAGGGTTACGAGGTCAACCGGCTTATCTGCCCGGAACATATCGACCATCGTGGAGTATGCCAGGCGCAACGGCTCTGTGATAAGCATGTCCGGGCTGGCGATGTCGAGTACATCTGGAATGGTGTCGGGGTAGCGTATGATGGTGGCGACGAATGATTGCTCTATTTCTTTCACGAGTTAAAACTCCGGTTGTATTTTTCTGAACATATCGACATGGGCCGCATCCCGGCAGATTAACTCGATTCCGTCATATTTTTTCCTGTCTTTGTTCTCCCCTTGATGGAATGGCGAGTTTTTGCACCCCGTAACAGCTTCTTTTAGGTCTGCAACCGAATATCCATCTTTCAACCTGGCCCGGATCAATCTTTCCCTGGAAGAGTCCAGTTTTGATTTTTGGTGCTTCAACTCTTCTTTCCAAAAGTTGAAAACTTCTTCAACATCTTTCTTTTGTATAGTTTCTTTCTTTTCTTTTGTGTCCATCACTTTTGATAACAGTTTGTTATCACTTTTGATAACAACGGTTGCTTTTTTGATAACAGGTTGCTTTTTTGATAACAGCAACCATTCCGAATAATCCTTGTTAAATCGGTATGTTGGAATCTTTGTGTTATCACTTTTGATAACAAGTTGCTTTTCTGATAACCATTTTATGGCCCTGGAAACATTTCCCTTCTTTAATCCGGTCGCCGAACAGAACTGGCCGTTTGATATTTGATCTTCACTTTTTTTAAACCCATACGTTTTTCTGAGGATGTAATCGAGGCATTGCCTTTGCTCCCCAGGTATGCGGAATTTGCAAAGGGCATCCAGGATCTCGTTGGCAATCATCGTGTAACCATTTTCGAGCTGCGGCGTCATGTCAAGCCCTCAAACGCAAAAAACCGACCAGAAGGCACGGATGGAAGGGTAGATCCTGGAGACTCCGCTACTTGTTTTCTTTTTATTCTTGTTGACTTCATTCGTATTTTTTTTGGTCTTTTACTGGATACCCCTCGTTCCATCTTTTTACCGCCGTCACCAGCACCTGGTCGAGCTTCCCGTCTGGTATTTCGTCCTCCGGCCCCTGTTCACACGGCACCTGCGGGCCGGTACACCCGCATTTCCGGCAATGGACTTGAGCATAAAAAATTCCAACGCTTGCAGCCAGGGTGATGATCGTATGGCACCATGGGCACGGTCTGGTAATTTTCATTTTGCCAACCCGCAACGTCCCGTCCAGGCTTCTTTAGGCATCGGGAGAGGAGTCCCGTCAAATCTCGGCTCATCCTTAATAACCCGCACCCAGCAAGCGCAACCTGGGCCAAGGCACTTATCGGTATTTTCCCTACGATTTTCTTGATATACTCCGTCCGGCCCGATAGCAAGCCGGGCCATAGGGCACCATTTTTCTTGTGCTTCCTGTTCTGTCATCATATTCATGCCCCCTCGTCGGTTTCACCTGATTCATAATTTTTCTGGTAGTTAATTTCAGTAAACTTCTTCTCTGCGCCCTCTGGAGTCATGAAATGCCAGGCCCAAACGCCAAAAGCGCTGTCACCAGGCCATGATTCAGAGGCCTCACGGTGTACCGTCTCGCCGTTGAAAACCCGGTCTCCCTCTGGAGATATTCTCCGCTCGGAAACATCAAATCCGCCGTCCTCAATCACCTCGTACATAAAGGCAGATTCGCTCTTTTTGACCAGAGAATAGGCCTGCCCTTTTCGGCGCACTTCAGCCGGTAATAACTTCATTCGCAACCTCCTATTTTGATTTCATCCCCATGAATCCCCGCAAAAATTCAGGGATGTCAGCTCTAACCGGCTTGGAACACTCGGCGCAGATTAATTTTGTGTCTTTGCGGATTTTCAGCCGGCCGGTGAATGTGGCGATTATCCTGCCACACCAGGTACAATGTACCATGTTTTTAATTAGCTTTTTTGTGGCCGCTAAATCAATTTTCGCTATCTCCTCATCGTATTTTTTGCATCGTCTGCAATCGCACATTTAAAAACCTTTTCTGTTATAAATTTAAGCTTCATTCCAACGCCTACCATCCTCCGCCCTCATTCGGTATCGCAGCAGACCCGACAATATAGCCCTGGTCGATGTTCCCTCTTTTCCCCTCGGCCATTTTCCCGTTTGGCAGTAATTTGACGATTGCAATTTCGACTGATCCGCTGGCGTACAAACAAAGCGACTTCGGCCATCGAGAGGCCAAATCGTTTAATTCCTTTATTGCTTTTTTCTCTTTCTCGGTGCATTGTACCATTATTCATAATTCTCCGAGCCTCCTGCATGTTTCCTCGTGTAAAAATTTGTCAGGGTATTTTTCCTGGAATTCCTTCGAGCCTTGCCCATGGCGAGATATCGGCCCGTCCTTGTGGCACAAATTACACAACGGCGCCACTTCCGAGTGCCGCCTTTGCCCCGCGCCGCAGTTGTGTCGGCAATGGTGGATGTGGATATTGTAAGGCGATCCACAAGCCAGGCATCCTATGAGTTCAACGATTCGCGCAAATCTGCGCTTCTGGGATGCTGTCGGTCTCATCTGCCAACGTCCTCCGGATGAGGCAAATAAATTGCCATGCCGATGGCGAAACGGTTGACCTCGGTCATCAGTTCGGCCATCTGTTTGACTTTTAGCCTGGTGATCGATGTTTCACGGGCGACCCACCGTCTAAGCCTATCCTTCCTGCAATCATCCCACACCTGCTCCACGTCCCGCCACATCTCGGCGTATTCGGCGTCATCCCTGACCAGGATCGGGACCAAAAAAAGGCGCTTCATTTCTTCGTGGGCCTCGTCTTTTGAGTACCCAAGCTCCGCGCCGATGATGCCGCACCAGGTAAAATACAGGCCGTCTTGGTCCCTGGTGCGGCTCTTACCCTTTTCTTTGATCACAACCTCATGAACCGGATCTACCGGAAGGGCGGCGACGATTGCCCCGGCCCTGGCTATCAGTTCTGGAGTCCGGCAGATTATTTTGTGATTCATTTTTCTATATTTATTCCGTTATTTGTGTCTGTAACGGATATTCCGGAAGATTTTCCGGATAATAAGTTGTTGTGCCTCAAACTACTCGGAACGAAACAGCCCACACCCACGGGTCTGCATCCCATGAGCCAGGGCCGTTGATTGACTCCCACAGGGTTTTGAATCGTTCCTGCGCATAGCATGGGGTAATCGACGTTGTTCCGCCTACCCCCTCGGCTATCGCATCACCAACGGAGATAGCGGTCAGGCGTTCAAGGCGGACATCTACTACCTCAAGGGTAATTCTGCTGTCAGTTCGGCGCATGTGGATTGACGGCCGTTTCCGGTAATGCCTACGGTTGGTGTCCTCTGGGGTCTCGGTGGCCGAGTAGTAAATACGGTCGTTGTTGTCCACGCATTCCCACCAGGATTCGCGGACGTAGAGGTGGTCACCCTTGCGGCCGCATGGGCACTTTACCACCTTGTCCCAGTTTTTACCGTAAAGGGCTATGCCCCCGATATCGTCCACGTAATCAGGTTGAGGGGACAATATACGTCTGGTCTGCGTCTTGTCCCCGGCCAGGATAGCGCGGACCATCGGCCCCGAGAATAGAACGGGGTGGCTGGCACAACCAGGCGCTACACCTGAAAACGTGGTGCTGGCGATTTCGGCACTTGCCGCCTTGGGTGTTTCCGTCATTTCAATCATAGTTTCGTTTCCCATGTTTCAGGTGAGCTAAAACGTTAGCTGACCACCAATAACCATTGCGGGTTTATCCCAACCTCGCAATCAAAACCCATATCAACAGAGAAATGCGAATCATTGCCCGGAAGAGATGAATAGTCGGCGGTGACAATGCCTGACTTACCGTCAAGGCTATCCCCATAGCATTCGAGCCAGTAGTTACGCTTTTTCATCCAATCACTTGCCCCATGCAAACACAAAACACGATCTCCTATTTTCATGATATTCCTCCAAAAGAAGTAAAAGAATCAGCTAACAATAAAATCAAGCTGACGGGTTGACGCTCCCGGTTTTTGCTGCAAGGCTTTAGGCCCGCAGCTTATTTAGGCGTTAGCCCCCGCGTTCATCCCTTAATGTTCAGCAGTGGCTTGACGTGCGCAACAACCTCAACCATCTCGGTTTGTTGGCGCATCACATCAAAGATGCTCTTGTACGCAAAGGGCGATTCATCGAGCGTCTCTGCTGTTACCAGCGCAACCACTCCGCTCATTGTTCCGGTGAATTGCTCCATGTTCAAAGTGCGCTGCGCTTCCTTGCGCCCAAGCACACGGCCTGCGCCGTGTGAGCTTGACCACAAAGCGTCTGCATTGCCCTTGCCGCGTACGATAAAGCTGCCGTCCCGCATATTGCCGGGTATCACGCCCATCATCCCGGCCTCGGCGTGTGTAGCCCCCTTGCGGTGAATCCACAGCCCGTCTTTCAGTTCCGCGTGGTTGTGGTTTCGGTTTATCAGCGCATCCCAATCCCCAGCACCTGAACAGTTCGCTGAAAGCACGGTCTCAATTCGGCGCATGATTTCGCGCCGATTCTCAAGCGCCAGTTCAAGGCAAAAACCCAAGTCAGCGATGTAGTTAATCCCGTTTGTTTCGTTCACGTCAAAACCTAAATGACCCTCCCGCGCTTTCCCATCACCACTTGCCAACCGCATGTAGTGCGATGCAGCCGCGTGGCCTATGCCGCGTGATCCTGAATGAATCACAACCCAAACCTTTCCGGTTTCGTCTGCTCCAACTTCCGCGAAGTGGTTGCCCCCTCCCAAACTCCCTATCTGGCGTAGCCCGTTCTTGTCGAAAATCTCCTGCATCTTCGCAGTACGCGGCAAGCCGCTGTAATCCCATTCGGTGTTTTTCTGGTTGTGCGAAAACCCGACCGGAACGGCCTTATAAATCCCGTCGAAGATGGCCTTTGCTTTTTCCTTCACCTCGCCCGCCTCGAAGGTAGTTGGCAGGGCGCACATCCCGCACCCGATGTCATAGCCCACCCATGAAGGCAGTATCACTCCATCGGTTGCAACCACTGCGCCGATGGGCAACGAGTACCCCGCGTGCGCGTCAGGCATTAGCGCTCCACGAACAACAAAGTCCTGTTGCATGGCGCTTTCAAACTGGTTCAATGCCTCCTGTTCAAGCACTTCCGCAAATATCTTGTAAGGCTTGTCGGTATTGATGTTCATAGTTTTTTACTCCGTAGTTAAGATGGGGGCTAACCCATCATTCAAGAGGGACGCTGCAAAAGCGCAGCGCCCCTTAATTCAGACGTTGGAAAGCAGAGGCCCCATGGTCGGCATATCGGGCAAAGAACATGCCGACCATGGGGATTCAAAATCACGCGGTGGCTTTTATCCCGAAAACTTTTTCAAGCAAAAGGCATCCCATTTGCTTCAAGGTGGCAAATTTGTTGCCACACTTGAAGCCGCCCCAAAAGACGCCGATGGTGAATAAAATCAAGATCAAGTTTATCATTTTATTGGCCTCTTAATCATTGATGGCGGCAATAATCAAATCAGCCGTTGTCGGGAAGGCTTCGGCCTCTTCCATCGTTTTTGCGTCAACGATGTCGAACTTAGCTGCAGAGAGGTCATCATCCAGGCTCTTGAGATAGGCGGCAGCACCAGCGTCGCGGCCAACTTGGACGAAGAGGATGGTCAACGCATCATCGGTTTCCTGTTTGTGGGAGGCCTCAACAATAACTTTCGCAGCAGCAGCCTTGTCATCCGGCGTACCATCGGTGAAGACGATGATGAAGTCCTTCTTTTCTGACTTCCCGGCAAGTTTCAGCGCAGCCGTCAGAGCCTCGGCCAAAGGCGTTGACCCGCTGGGGCGGTTAGCGGCAAACACGTCTTTGATTTTTTGGACGTTTACACCATCTTCGGAGACGACACTTGTTCCGCTGAACAGCACCAGGCCAAGACCATCGCTATCAAACTTTTCAACGTCCCGGCAAAGGGCAACGGCGCTTTCCTGGACAGCATCCCATCTGGAGCGGCCACCAGGCATATCGGTTTCACCCATTGATCCGGACTTGTCGATAACAACAACGAAATCATACTCACTCAACAATGCTTCCTTTTGATTCTGTTCCATTTCCAATACCTCGTATTGAGATTTATCAAAGTTTATGGGCCAATCCCATAAACGTAGTGCGTTACTTTCGTGGTCTTGCTTTCCAACAAGCGCATACACTCGGAACGCCGGAACGTTCCGATTTTTCTCTGCTAATTCAGTGGCGGCGTCCGGTGATGCTTGGCGTTATATTACGCCAAATAATTTAAGAAATACCTGGACACGATTTAATTTAATGTTCATGCACTCAGGTCTTTATTCCAATTTGGGCAGGTTGATATCTGCTTGCATTGTTCGGCCAGGCATTCGGCAATAGACATCATCGTCCCTGCCCGTTCCTCGCCTTCTGGGCATGGGTGGCGGGGCGGTTCGGATAACGGCTCGGATAAGGCCTTTGCTGCAAGCCTCTTTTCTGTCGCCGTGAAGTGCTGGCGGCAGTCGATAAGGTTCTTACCGGCCAGCTTGTTCCATACCGGCGCTTTTTGGGCTTTCAGGGCGGCAAGGTCAGCGGAATTTTTGCAGGCGTCAATTTCCTTCTTTGCCGTGGCGAGGATGGTGGTTTCTTCCGGCGATTCGGCCTTGGTGGCCTTGGCAGGTGTCTTTTCAGGTTCTTTACCTTTGCCGCTGCCGGCATTGCCGTCATCATCCTCGGGGGCGATGCCTACAATAGCGGAAAGGGCATACCTCCTGAGATAAGTTATCGTTGACCCGATGGCCTGAACGTCTCCCTTGGCCGGTGTAGCTGATACTCTGTCGCTGATCCATTCCCCACTTGCGTGAGAAAGAAGAGTTTCGACGCTTACCATCCCATCGAAAACGGTGGGCGATTGGATGACAGCCAGGCCATTTTCAGACAACGGTGCCCGGCATGCGTCCCATACGGAGGAAAGGTCGGCATATTTTGACTTAAAAAAGGGGTTATCAGAATCCTTAACAGCCCCTTGTATCTGCCCTTGAGCCTTTGCCAGCGCCGCCGATAATTCTCCTATCCTTTCCGATTTGTCCATTTTTCACCTCGTTAATTTTTTTTGGGCATAGTAGTCTTTTTGACCCTAAAAAGATTTAAGCTTAATCCTTTGATTTTAAAACCCAACGCACTGGGAAGCGGTGAGATTATCAGGAGCAGATTCGGTTTGCCAAAAGTGAAAACAATCCAGGGTTGCGAGCCCTCTTAATCTTTTTTTGAATTCCCTGTTTATCCGTTGGCCGTGACGCCCGGTCTAGGCGCTCGCCGCTTTTTCTGCACAGGCTACTTGTTGTAATGTGGGAAGAACGCTGAATAAGAACCCACAGACAGCAACACCTGACTTTGCACCCTGGAAGGAAAAAGAAAAAAAATGCTGCTGCCTGCGGGAAAACTTGTTGATTTGTTTGGTGGTAAAAAGGATGCCGTTCCAGGGTGCGTCCTTGCTTGTCTGCCTCCAATTTACTATATCTGCCGGTGGTGTCAAGGATTATCTATAAAAGGTCCTGCCGCCAACAGCCTGCGGACAGTGCAAACTTTTTCTTTGTTATATTGTTCTTTATTGTACAAATCAGCCAGCCATCGGGCCTCTTCTTCATTTGTGCATACGGTAAATCTCCACCCTCCTCCCCCGGAAGTGTGACAAATATTTTCTCCTCGTTTAACAATTATCCACAAATCGGCCTTTCGCTCCAGTGCAATAAATTCTTGGCACATTGTCAAAGGCCCGGCCTCGCATTCAAAATTGTATCTTTTTATCCTGTCTATCAATGTCTCGCCCATGATTTACTCCTAGATTGTTCGGGAATTCCGAATTTCAAAAAATCAAATCTTGGCGTAATAAGCCAGCCCTTGCTCAAGATATTTTATCTCTTTCTTCAATTCTTGGCCCTCATCCTCGATCTTCCTATTTTCCACCCTCAACTTCCTGATCGTCTCGGCCATCGCCCCGACCTGCTCGTGGACGTTGGGCCGCTCGAACTCTTTTATGATCTCGTGCCATTCTTGGTCCGGCATGTCGTCACCTCCAGGTTAAAATTTGTTAAAAAGTAACAGAAATGCCGAATTTACCGGCTATCGAAATAAATAATTTCTTTTCGAGCACGTACTGCAGGGCGTAATCGTTTCTCTTCACGGCCTCAAGACAGACGGCCTCGGTCTGCTCCTTGACGTACTGCAGGGCGTAACCGTCACTCTTCACGGCCTCAAGACAGACGGCCTCGGTCTGCTCCTTGACGTACTGCAGGGCGTCACCGTTTCTCTTCACGGCCTCAAGACAGACGGCCTCGGTCTGCTCCTTGACGTACTGCAGGGCGTAACCGTTTCTCTTCACGGCCTCAAGACAGACGGCCTCGGTCTGCTCCTTGACGTACTGCAGGGCGTCACCGTTTCT